CGTCGCTCAGATGCGCTATTGATTATTAATGGTGCAATTCAGTTACGGACATATGTCCGGCTGTATGCACCATTAAGGCAATACATTTGAGTGCCGTATCGCACGTAAGCAGATTAGCTTACTCTTCTTCCGTCGATGGATGATATTCCCCTGTAAAGAGGCCATATCCCCCATCGGTAATCATACCCTTCGTGGACTCCAGCTTTATGGAACCACACGTAGGCATGATACTCATCGAAAGGAGTACCCGCAGGTTCTCCTAAGAAGGACGGCTCAACGATCCCTACATCTGGTATCGTTGAAAACTCTGTTGGTTCCGGTAGCGGTAATTTTTCGCTTACTGGAGCAACAGGGTCAGGAAGAGGTTGGCTATTCTGTATAACTGCTGACCACCGTTTCCATAGGCGCACCTGAGATGGGGTAAGAATACCCTTAATTTCAGGCTCCTGTGGACGTGTAGTCGCCAACACTGTGGTACTAAAGTTATAGTAATCTTTTACTATAGCTAAGTACTCAGTGTACATGTCGGAGAAAGTCAGGGAGTGCGACCCTGACATTAGTGTCCAACACCGGGTCATCAATCGATTTAAGTCGATTTTCCAACCTAGTGTTTGTCCAACCCTTATCGAGTGTATAATCATATATAATCGATAAGCAATTTCTCTCGACACACCTCGGGAAGTTCCCCAGTTGATATCATCAACGGAGAACCAGCTCCACCAGCTGTCGTTATCCTGCCAAGGAAGAACGATTCCATCGAGGTCCAAACCTAGATCTTCGCGGCAAATTCCTTCCGCGAGATCTGCAGCCCACGCACCAGACACTGATCCACCTAAGGACAGTGGGGCTAACTGGTGCAGTTTCTCGAATACTCGAGAAACTTCGCGATCTACGAATTGTTGGATAACAAGTCGTGTATCGTGAGCGTATCTTCGGACTGGAGCTTGGCCTAACTCAAAAAAGGCTTTAGCTTCATCCGAAGTTTGGGGAACGTTGGCTGCTAGTATTAGCAGCCGAAGTCGAGCGGAAAGTTTTCCAATTGGTTTATTCAGCCAAGATCGAACTTTCCATCCGGCCCCCAGAGCTTGTAATGCTCTGGCGAATGGGGTGCCGGTCTTCCGCATTAACTGCAGGAAGGCTCCGATGTTTCTCGTGGCACTGTAATATTCTTTGAATGTTACAGGAGAAACATCGACTCCTCGCACGATAGTACGTTTCGCGAATTCAAACGCGATACCTCTATGTGAGAGAAGGGATTTGGAGGTATTAACTCCAACTCCCAGTGACTTCATGATCCGCAGATAGGCTAATGCCACACTGCGATCGCCGATCACTACGTCGTCCCCCAGGACTGCGTAGTTTGTGTAAAGTTTCCATTTCGGGAAACCGGCAGACCAGGCTGCGCACTGCACCAGGAAATGGTGAGTGAGCGCTAACGAGGCCCAAGAGCTTAGCGCGCCCATCGGTTGACCTACGGCATATGTCAGTTTAATAACTGTTTCATTACCGTTATGGTCTTCTGTCCGAAGGGCGTAAGTTCGGCCAGTAAGAAGGTTGGCCCAGGCAGCTGCACTCTCTCTACCTAAAATCGCGCCAATTAGCGATTTTTGGATAGATAGAGGCAGTCGGTCCGTTGCAGCAGATAGGTCTAAAGACCAGAATCCACTGTGCGGTCGAACGTGTTTCAGCGGCGCTGTTTGGTCGAATGTCCCATCCATAGGAACGTCTTTAAGAATCTTAAAGATTAATTCATGAATAGGATATAAGGCCCACTGCGTCCACGCGTCTACCATGGCAAACACTCTCACTTTACCTGCCGCTTCTTCTTTGGTTCCTAGTTTCCCAAGACCTCGAAGAAGTTTAATTTGTCTCGGTTTGTCGTAAGACTTACCGACCAACGGGATCGTACCAGTTATGTTTCGTAACGGTACCACCCAGTTTACAAGATCTATCAATTGATAGCTCCTAAACTGGTATAGGAGAGTTGTGAAACTCTCCCATAATCCGGGTAATGAGCGCAGCGTCAATAGCTGTCGCAACATTACTGTTGGATGGGTGTTAAATTCACCCATGAATCCTGTTACACCCGGTCCTCCCTTAAACATAGGGAAGATCGCGTTTCTCGCAGCGCGATAGACCATTCTATGAATGGCACCCGCAGAGAACCGAGCTGAAACAAAAAGCGATACAAACAAGGGTATCATCCCTCGTAGGTACGGAACGATAGTATTATCGCCAGTATTCGCTTTTATTATAGTGTTCCAGTTTAGTTTACCAGGATACTTTATCACTCGATACAGATTAACGAGTGTTAAAGCCAAACGGATAGCTGCTGTCTCTCCGTTACGTATTCGCATCCGATACGTAACATTGAAGAAACGAGGCAGGCCGGCTTTTGTTCGCGAAACTCGCGGACCAAGAGGTGTTAGGCTATGGGTAACATGCCCACCTAGAGACTGTTGAAGCATTACAGTCGAACTCTTTAAGAAAAGAGTTAAACCTTTAGGCCCCTGAGTTTCCAGGATGTGGCTGCATACCCGCGCAAAGGTCAACAGTTGTCGAACGGTTGATACGGTATGTATTGCCCCGGCAAATAATGAGATACCCTTTAGGTGTCCCACTATTGCCGCCCCCGCTTTTACACGGAGGTAATCAAGGACTTTGTCCGGATTAAAACGTGATCTAAGCAACGCGCTGTGGTAAATGCTTTTGGGATGTCCCTTAGCAATACCACTGCTTCTAGCTTTATTCAAGCTAGAAGGGGTGTTAAGACCGAATGAGTTGAATTTCTCAACAAATTTCGGGTTAACCCCCCCGGCTCTCATCTCTAGTAGATGAGGAGCCTGCTCGCGCCGCCCCGCGGAATTCGGGGTCCCCGCTCGTCGGGAAGCTACGGTGTGTAGCTGTCTTCTGGCACCATTTTTAAATGGTGATTCCTTATAAGGAACGTCTTTGTCACGAGGACTAGGACTACCAAGAATACCATCTGATGTCTCCACCAGACGTCCCAAAGAGGCGGAAAACCGTCTAACTTTGGGGTAGAGCTTGCATAGTGCTATTCCGAGTCGAATAAACACGACCAAAACAGCGAACGCGAGATACACCTCGGGACTTTGCGTCACGAGCGTAGCTAGCAGGTCGTTGAGATGGAAGTATCTCACGACACCGAGAAAAGCAGAGAGAAGAAATAGTGTGATTGCCATGTTATTTGTTTAATATGAGTAAGCGGATTATCTTTCCCTGATCCCTTTTAGAGGGGTTAGACACTTACCTTCACTGTGTTTTGGCAACCTCGCCTACGTTCAGTCGTAGCAGGAATGCATTTCGTCGGCCCGAAGGCCTTCAATGAGTATGCTGCCAGACCGTTCATCAACGGCGTCAGTGAAGTGTGGTATAAGTGCCCTTAGGTACCGGTACCGCGCTGCTCCTACAGCCTTTCGACTGCCGAACTCCTCGGTTCGTTCCCCCGCTAGGGGGCAATAACTTCATGGTCTCTCACGAGACCGCAATTCCGTAAGGAACCGTTAAAATAACGGAGGGAGATTATTGTCTCCCGATAGACTGACTATTCAGAGTGTGCTTCCGCAGGGACGTAATCCTACGTAGCCAGTTTATCCTATTCTACTTGCTCGCTGTTTCGGGGTCAATTGACACCGTGCAACTCACAAATAAAACAGTTAAAACCGGATTAAGATCCTACTTCGGTTTCCATGGACCGAGGGTTGATAATACCTCTCGGATCCACGGGCCGCAGATTCCCAGATATGGGTTGGACTTAATCCGTCCGGTCATTGGCGGCCTGCTGGGAATTAACCCCCCCAGCCGCACGCCAATTCCGGTCGATTGAGTAGAATAAAGTGAAGTGATACGGAGTACCACAAAAGGGTCTAAACCTCCTGTCACACAGAACTCAGAACAATCGTTATCAGTACTGATAGGGATTCCTGGCCAGATTTTATGCCAGTTACGAGAATCTCTCGCTCCCACCTACCGTTAGGTAGGCCATAGGGACGTACTAACAAGTCATTGCACTTGGCGATTGCCGCGCGCGCTCACTTGAGAGCAGCTGTCTACAGTTTTGTAGACGCCAGAGGTCTTTTGGAC